AGCTGCTCAAGGTGGCTTGGATTAACCGGCACAACCAGGTGCGCGGGACGAACACCCTGACGGCCACCGAGAAGGTCGTCGAGCTGAGCGTGACCAATACGCAAGGCAACGTTAACGGCATCGCTACCGATGCGGACGTTCTCGGCCTCGTCTACGCCAACCGCGTCAAGCAGATGAAGGCCCGCTTCGAGAAGCACATGAACAGCACCATCCAGCGCGCCAACCGCCGCTAACCACTTATGGGAACCAAATCCATCCGCCACATCGTAGAGGCCACCCTCGCCACCTACCTATCCACCCAGACCGGGCTGACCACCGTCACGTTCCTGACCGGGGACAGCGCCGCGACCCAGACCCTGCCAAAGGCCGTGGTCCTCTGCGAGTCGGCCCGTAGCCCTAACGACCTCCCCGAGGGCGAAGGCAACTTCAGCTGCTCGGTCCGCATCACCCTCTTCTCGAACGCCGACGACACGACCCTCGCCGATCACCGCGCCCGCTGTGCCGCCCTGTCCGGCAATATGCGTGACCTGACCAGCATCAAGGCGGCCTTCGTGGCCTCGACCGACGCGGCCTGCTATGACGTCACCATGCAGTCCGAAGACGAGGGCATCGACGAGCGCTCCTGGGCGACTTCCTTCTCGTTTGACGTGCTCGTGGTCCTGCCTGCCTAAGCCAATTCCAAAGCCTGCAATTACAAATGGCCGCCATCTCCAACGGAACCACCTGCGTCTACGGTATCGCGGGTACTGTCACGAACCTCTTCGTCCAGAGCTACAGCCTCTCGTCCTCGTTTAATAACGAGGCCACGGTCATCAGCGAAGCCGGTCTGACGGTCACGCACCGCCTCGACGACCGCAAGAGCGAGATCACCATCGAAGGCATCGCCAAGACCTCGTCTATTCCTACCCTCGGGGCCACGCTCACATTTACGGTCAACACTCAGTCCGCATATCCTGCTGGCTCGGCTTCGGCTAGCTTCACCGGTGTGATCACAAAGGTAGACGATAAGGGCTCTAGCCAAGGTTTTACCAGCGTCTCAGTGACTGCTGTCGATTTCGAAGGCATCTCCTACGCGTAATTGACACCCCCGAAAAGGGGGCAGTCTAGAGGATAGTGGACCGCCGCTTCCTCAACGCCTACGTCGACCCGGCTCCTTTCAGGATTCTGGGTCGAACTCTTTACCCCTGGTGCCTCAAGTATCGGGTGCGTCTGATGGCCTTTGACTCCCCGCTGGTCACCGGCTCCCGCGGCATCACCCCTGCCGACCTTATCTTCGCCTGCCAAGTGTGCGCCGAGGAGCCGCTGGGCGGTAGCATCAGTTGGTCCGACCAGTTGAGGCTTGGCTACATAGGGCGCAACCCCGCCAAGTTTGAGCTCCTGCTGGAAGCCTTCTCAGGTTACATCCTCGTCCAGGACTGGCCGAAGTTCTGGGAGCAGACCAAGACAAAGTCAGGGGGCGGCGGAAAGGGCGTTCCTTGGCCGCTGTCCATCGTGGCCAACCTGATCGCGTCAGGCATCCCTGAGCAGCGGGCTTGGGAGATGCCGGAATGTCAGGCCATCTGGCTGAACTCCGCCCTGGCCATCCGCAAGGGAGCCGACGTGGCGATCATGTCGCCCGAGGAAGAAGCCTTTATGGCCGAAGAGGAAGCCAAAGACAAAGAGGCAGCCGCGGCGGCTGCTTCCAATCCTGCAAAGGAAAGCACCCCCTGACATGGCCCAAGACCTGACAGTCAACATCAAGACCACGTCCGACGTCCCCCGGGCGATGGACAAAGCCAAGTCGGCCACCGTGTCCTTCTCCAAGCAGGTCGAGGACATCCAGAAAAAGTTCTCTACTGGTTTCAAAGACATCTTCCTTGGGTTCTTCGCCCCGATGGTTCTTTTAAACGCGGCCATCTCATACTTCTCTAACAAGATCGCCGAGGCTCAAAAACTAGCCATGGACGGATTTGATAAACTGGCGGACTCATCGACCAGGTATGGCACAGCTGAAGAGAAGAGTCTCGCGGCCCGACTCAAGATGCAGATGGATCTCATCAAGGCACAGAAAGAAGAGCGAGCCGGTAAAAATGAGATGTTTAAGCAATACCTGATGTCTACTCCAGAGGGCCAGGCAATCGTGAATCGAGAAATATCAAAGGGAGGGGAAGGCTTTCAGATGGGAATGAAAATCCCAGCCATGAAAGAAAAATATATTTCTGGACTGGCGATGATGAAACAGATTCAGGAGGAAATCCTTAAGATCGAAGATCGGAAGATTACTCCGGAGATGCGGCGCCAGAACCAGCATAACATGGAACTTGCCCAGAAGGCCGAACTGCAAGCAGCAGAAGACAAGAAAAAAGCCGAAGAGGCACGGACTAAAAGCTTAAGTAGCCCAGGTGCCAATTCAGTCTCCGGCAACGTGATCGGCGTCGGCGCCAACCCGGTCGTGACTGCTCTTCAGGAACAGCAAGCCATCGCCAAGGCATCCCTGACTCAGCTTGAAATCATCGCCGCTCAGTTCGGCTATGCCGCCACCTACAAGGACGTCACCGCGTCAGGCGCCACGCCTCAGACCCCTGCCAATGCTTCCCCTTCTAGGGCAGCCCTTCTAACCAAAAACAAATAACCATGGCTCTCTTCAAAGCAGGCAACGCCCTCACCTCTAAGTTTGTTCAACCAGGCTCAACCTTTGACACCGACGGCTACGGGCTCCTGACCGCAAAGGCCACCTATCTGCTCGACCAGTCGGTAGGGGGAACAGCCATCATCGGCGGTCAAGTTCATCCGCAATACTCCGACCTGTTCGTGCATAAGTTCACGCTTACGCGAAACAGTCTCGAGGTAGACCGAGTGACGGCTGATTATGTCGGCATCGCCACCGCCGTCGGCACCACCACGCGTCCCAACGTGACGGCCTCGCACGGCCTGACGTCAGATCACATCACGACGCACCCTAACTTCTTCGGACCTGCCACCGGCTTCGCGACAGCCATCGCCGGCAATGGGACGACCTTCACTACGTCCACCATCGACTCTCAGTATAAGGTCGGCGGCGTGTTCGGAGCTCACTTCAAACAAGGCACGACCACTAATGCGGGCGGCTTCGTTGGGTTCCTTGATTCTGGGACGGCAGAAAAGCAGTATTACTACGGCAAGAATCAATATCTCGCCCCGACCACCTCATTCTCTGGTTGCATTTACACTAAGGACGTAGCCGTCGTGACGGCCATGCGTAACGCTGTCGGCAAGACCAGCGTCACGAACGCCTTCTCAGGCACAAAGCTGCTCCCCGACCATCTTGGCACCAGTTGGACGGCGACCGTCAAGGGTGCGGTGCGTCCTACTTTGATGCTGTCCCAAGTGTCCTTTGAGGACTACTGCATCCAAGCATCAGGCACGCCTCTCATTTTCAAGATTAACTACGAGCTGCGCTTCAACCGCGAAGGCTACCCGGGCGAAGTCTATCAGGCCGTATGAGCAAGATTCAACCAGGAGGCGGGTATGGCTTCACTTCTGGGGGCTATGGTTTCAGCATCAACACGAACCAGCCCTTCGACCTGACCCCTTCATCTGACGGCCCGCTGGTCCCGTATCTTAACGACAACAAGGTGACCATCACCCCTGGCACGGTCAATCGTTACATCCCCCAGATTTCCTCGGTATACATCGACGCGACAACCCCTCCCCAGATCACGGTCACAGGGGAAGGCTACATCTTGGTCGGCGTGACTTACGAGGTGAACAAGTTCTTCCCGCGGACCGCAGAGATTGCTTTCGTATCCGGGGCGACCGTGCCCGCCGATACCAACACGACCGGCTACTATCCCCTAGCTAAGATTAACTCACCGGGCGGCGGAGTTTTCAGCATGGTGCGTCTTAGCTCGATGGGCAACCTGATCGTCAACAGGCTCAAGGCCGGAGCCAGCACCGCGACTTGGTACTGGGATATTATCAATTAAATGGCAGACCCTTGGAACTCTGGAGTGTCCTACTCGCCAGGAGCATTGGTCTCCTATAATGGGTATGTTTACATCAGGAGCAGTTTCCCGCCCAGCGCCACATCAGGCACCCCTCCGAATGAGGAAATGAGCACCGATGGAAGGAGCGTAGCCATCAGGACTTGGACGCTTTGGTCTGAAGTCCCATCGAGCGGTTCTGCCAGTTATCTGACTTCGTATTTCAGGCTTATCGGACCCCCTTACAATTCGACCGACCCGACGCCTGAATATAATTTCTCTGGCGCGCAATTCGAAGAGTCAACGGCTTACGGCACATCAGAAGGAGGTACGGTCGAATACGATCAGTTTAAGTCTAACCCTTCTCCGACTCCGGATTCTCCGGTATGTCCTGCGGAACTTTGTGGCGTGGCTTTGCAACAGACTGGAGTCGGTAGCGTTATTTGTGAGGCTAATGCTTTTGGTGATTCTGTTAATCCCAAGAAGTATAACATTTTCATCACGTTCAATCACCCGCTTTATTTCAGACGAACCATTACGGTGCTCACGCGCATCGTGGTAACCGTAACAGTAGACAGCCCCCCCTCTGTGACTGTAACTTACGACAATACGTATACGGCCATAGTTCCTACTGATACCAATTTCTGTACGGTTCCGATTGCTAGCTCTTACTATGTTCCAGCCAACGCGGCTTTTAGTATAATCGTGCCGAATGATGTCTACGGTTCAGGGACAAGCACTACTTACAATTTCGGAGGTACGACCGTTTCTGAGGTAACTCCTAACGACTGACCCCCCCCTTCCAATCGGGGCAAGGTTAAGACCCGATGAGCTGCACTAATCAAGTAACCGTCTCGCAGGGTAACACCTTCGCCTGCACCTTTACCTGGACGCCCGGGGCGACGGGTCCGGCCAACCTCCTGACGACGACCATCAGCTCGTCCCTCGAAGACCGCCAAGGCAACGTCTACGCGATGACGGTGACCAAGGCCGGCGACGGCCTGTCCTTCACGGTGACCTACCCGGGCTCGACCGCTGACTGGGCTATCGGCCTCGGCAAGTGGGACATCAAGTTCGTCTTCCCGGGCTCGACCATCTCGCGCACCGAACTCTTCCGCGTCAACGTCATCGACTCCGTCACCGTCTAAGCCATGCCCGACGCGACGATCACCTCGACGGCTTCGACCTTCGGGACCATCTCGGGGGTATTCTCCGCGGACCAGTCCACCATCTCGGGCACCATCTCGGGCATCGTCCCTGGCACCCTGACGGGCAGCGTCGGCGTCCCCGGGCCTGCTGGCCCTGGCGTTCCTGCTGGCGGCACCTCTGGCCAGTTCCTTCAGAAGACCTCGGGCGTCGATTACGCGACCGACTGGGTGACGGTCAACCTGACGGGTTTGGCGACCGAGTCTTGGGTGACCGCTGGCTTCTATCCCCTGACGGGCAACCCCTCTGGCTTCCTGACGGCTGCGGCGCTGACGCCCTACCTGACCAGCGCTACGGCGGCCTCGACCTACCAGACCCTCGCGGGAATGTCGGACTATCTGGCAAAGGCCGGGAATCTGGCAGGGCTGGCCAACACCGGCACGGCCCGGACTAACCTCGGGCTCGGTTCTCTGGCTGTCGTCAACGACGCCCCCTCGGACGGCTCGCAGTATGCTCGCAAGAACGCGGCTTGGGATGTGGTCATCTCAGGCGACCGATACCTGACGACCTCGACGACGAGCAACACTGTCAGCAACGGGAACAAAACCTTCACGATTGGCACGGGCCTCTCGTACACGCCGACCCAGAACATCACGATTTCTTACAACGCCGCGAACCATATGCACGGCGAGGTGCTGACGTATAACTCTGGCACGGGCGTCCTGACCGTGGACGTTAATCACCACACCGGCTCGGGAACCTACTCGGCTTGGGTGGTCAACGTCGGCGGCGTCACTCCTGCGACCTCCGTAGCCTGGGGAGCCATCACCGGCACTCTCAGCTCGCAGACTGACCTTCAGTCCGCCCTCGACGCGAAACTATCCACGGCCGCCGCGGCAACGACCTACTACCCTCTGACGGGCAACCCGTCCGGCTTCCTTACTTCTGCCCCCGTCACCTCGGTGGCTGGCAAGACGGGAGCCGTCACGCTGGTCAACACGGACATCTCCGGCCTTGGCACGATGGCGACCGCCACGGCTGCCGACTACTCGACGACCACGGCGGCCAATCTCCTCTACTACCCGCTGTCGTCCAACCCTGCCGGATACCTGACCACTGCGCCTGTGACCTCCGTCGCTGGTCGGACTGGTGCGATCACGCTGGCCGTGGCTGATGTCTCTGGTGCGGCTCCCTTGGCAAGCCCGACCTTTTCCGGCACGCCCTCCTTGCCGACTGGGACAATCGGCGTCACGCAGACCGCTGGCAACAACACCACGGCGCTGGCTACTACGGCGTTCGTCACGGCTGCGGACAACCTCAAGGCAAACCTCGCAAGCCCCGCTCTGACTGGCACGCCCACCGCCCCTACGGCTACCGCTGGCACGAACACCACGCAGATCGCGACGACGGCCTTCGTCACTGCGGCGGTTCCGGCTCTTGCCACGATTACTGATTCCCGTCAGCTGACTAACGACACGAAGGCAATGTCGCCTAACGACGTTCTCTGGTCGTTAATGAGCCAAGACTACATTAACATCAATCGTCAGGGCTTCACCTATACGACTACTGGCACTCCTCAGTGGAATCACGTCGGAAGCATCACTACCAACTCGCGTCTTAACGCTACCGTAGCCAGTTCTGTCATTGGCCGTCCTTTTGGACCTTCTCAGGTAGACCAAGTGTCTCCTTTCCTTTTCCGAAACAACTGGGGTTCCAATATCAATTTCAACCTTAAGACCTACCTTTCAGGTCGTGCTGGTTCTTTTTCCCTGCTGACGGATACTACTTTTAACCAAGCCTTTTATTTCGGCAAGGTCGAGGGCGATGCCATCGGAGATTTAACTCGACGCGGCTTCGGATGGCGCTGGACTGGCGGGGCTGGCTCTCGCTTCGTCAATCTTGTCGTCCATAATGGAACGACCTTAACTGTTGTCGCCTCATCTTTTGCCGTCACTCAAGAAGTAGCCTTTGATTGGGATCTCTACTCTGACGGCGCCGGCAACGTGACCCTTTACATCAACGGATCACAAGTCGCCACCTCTAGCGCAGGCCCGACTTCTTATCAGAGCGCAGGCACCTACGCATGGTGGCGCGAGGAAGCATGGACGACCGCCGCTCCGTCCTTCGGTAATCATACCAGCTTTTTTACCCGTGGCCGCGCAGCCATCCTGAATTACTAAGATGTACCGCTATAAAGTAACAGCCATCGCCATCGTCGTCAGCGACTGGACTGCCATGCGACAGGCTATCTTCGGTCAGTCTGAAGCAGTCTTTGAACAATACGGAAGCGGCCTTGGCGAGTTCCACTTCGACACCCCGCAGACCCCCGCCGACCTCGGCCCTCTCGTCCGCGTCGAACTCCTTTCCTAACCATGATTATCGCAATCCTCTCGTTCCTCGCTGGTCTGGTGACCGGTGCTCTCGTCTTCCGTAAGCACGCCGCTAAGGCGTCCGAACTGGAAGCCAAGGGCAAGTCCATCCTCGACGCCCTCAAGGGCAAGTAAGGCCGTGCGCTTGCTCCTAGTCATCGCCCTCGTGGCCCTGGCTGGGTGCAAGTCCAAGCCCGCCGACGCTCCCCTGCCTGTCCAGCCGCCGGCCCCGACTAAGCCTGACGCCGTCCAGACCCTAGGCAAAGACCTGGACAAGACGGATCACCGCGTAGGCGCTGCGCTCGTGGCTATCGAGAAGAACGCAACCTCCCCCAAGGTCGTCGTCGCGGAGTCTCGCCTCGCTCAGTCCTATTTGCCCCCGCCCCCCGAGGCGGACGTGGCCTTCGCCGTGGCCCGGGCTACCAAGGCCGACCCCATCGACTACGCCAAGCAGATGGAGTTCGGACGCAAACTCGCCACCGCCGTCAACAAGGCTTGGGAGAAACTCGAGGCCGACCAGAAGGAAGCCGCCCGCGTCTCGCAGCTGAAGGACGCCCGCATCGTCGAGCTGACTAAGGAGGTCGAGCGCGTGAAGAAGGACGCCTCCGCCCAGACATGGACGCTCGTCGGTGCCGGCCTCGCCGTCATCGGTGCGTTGACCACCGCCTTCATGGGCCCCCGCATCGGTCTGCCCCTGCTTCTCTGCGGAGCCTTCTGCGGATCGGTGCCTTTCATAATCGACTCGCCCTGGTTCGAATATGCGGCCGGTGCGACACTTGTGATTTCCTGCGGACTGGGGCTCTGGTGGCTCGCAGACCGCGTTAGGGACTCGGTGAACAAGCCCTCTCCCACCGATGAGCCGCCGCAAGAATAAGGGAGCCAAGGTCATCTGGCGCAAACTCGGCAAGGAGCGCGCATGGGGTCAGGCCACAATCGGCGAGAACCTTATCGAGATTGACCCCCGCCTCGGAGCCAAGCGTCAGCTCGAAGTCCTCTGCCACGAGCAGATTCACCTGACCTTCCCCGAACTCAGCGAGCCCCAAGTCGACCGCGCCGGCAAAGACCTCGCCGCCCTGCTCTGGGCTCAGGACTACCGCCGCGTCCTCATCTCGCCCAACTCTAAGCCGCCCCGCATCTCGTGAGCCCTCCCCCTCCGCCCATCAGCCCTGAGGACATCCCGAAGGAACTCAAGGACGGCGTCGTCGCGTCAGTCCTTGGCGGCCTCGCCATGACGGCCCGCCTCCTGCTCTCGACCGAACCTGTGTCCCTGGGCTGGGTCGTGCGCCGTGTCCTCGCCGCCGCGATCACCGCGGCCTTGGTCGGCTACGGCATCCAAGACCATATCCAAAGCCCGGGCCTGCGGATGGCCGTCGTCGGTGCGGCTGGCTACGCGGCCCCCGAGTGTCTGGACTACCTGATGAAATACATCAAGGCCCGCGGAGAGAAGGAAGTCGCCGCGGTCGTCGGCAAACCGAAACCCCATGGCAAAGGCAAAGCAGTCACCAAGCGGAAGCGGTAATCTCCTGCTGGCGGTCACGCTGCTCACCGGCTTCGCGGGAGTCTCGGCCCTGTCGTCGGCCTACATCGCCGGGTATGTCCTCGACCAACTGCAATCGACCGACGCCCTGGTCATGATCGTGACGGACGCTGGCCTGAAGTCCGACTCGGCCGACCTCGAGCGCAACATGAGCACGGCGACGCTGGCCCTGAAGTCCGTCCGCGACCTTGGCTGGGCCTTGGCCGTGGGGTGTCTAGGGGTAGGGGTGGCGGTCTTCTTACGCTCCCGCCGTCAAAACGCCTCCTAGGGCAAGCCAGAGGGGTCTATTGCCCCTTGACGGAGGCGACCCTAGGGGCAAACTGAACTCAGTCAGATAGGGGTACGCTCGTTCATGGCGGGCCTCGATGACCTGAGGGACACGAATTGCCCTGACCCCTTCAGTGGGGTCACAGGGTATTTGCGGAAAGGTGCTTGACGAATGTGGAACAGTCGGGCAAGGTGCTTTCCGTTCCACCAAACCTATGAACCTCATCAAGCTCCTCCTCCTCGCCGCGCTGATCGCCACGGTCATCGTCTTCTTCGCCGAAGGCCCCGACCTCCTGACCATCATCGACCAGCACTAAGACTTCCCACCCAC